GTTGTATCCTTGAGCGGAATTAAAAACTGCTTGCTGAGGTTGTTTACGTTTTGAAGATTCTTGTCGTAATCCTGCTGGTTTCTACTGACACCAGCCAAGGCGATTTGAAGCTTCTGCAGTTCAGCGACATATTTACCAGTGCCTCCAATTGCTTGACGCAGCATTGAAACTTGTGCGCCTACTGCACCACCAATTGCGGCACCTGCAGGACCACCAAAAGCCGCACCGACACCAGCGCCCAAAGCGCCTTCAAAGCCACCAAAGATACCTGCAGCAGCGACTGCGCCACCAGTACGAGCAAGCCTCCCAAACGGCAAACCGCGCCTTCTTGCAGCCGGTTCTGGACCAATAGGACGAGCATATTGCTGTCCCATTTGGGAATAAGGAGAAGGCTGGCCTGAAGATCTAGCAATCAATGCGCCAGTAACAGGATCACGTGCGCCAATTTGCGCACCCACATAAGCCGCACGCTCCTCCATCTTTATGCGGCGGCGAGCGTCACGAGCAATTTGCTGATTTGCCTCGCGCTGTTGTTGAGCTATCCGTGCGCCTACATCTGGAGGTAAAGCAGGTCCAATTGCCGCACCATATTGCGTGACGCCAGCAGTACCGCGATATGCGCCAGTAAGAGGATCACGAATCAAACCAGTCGTAGTCCGCATTGCTGCAGACGCCTGATTTGCTGCTGTTGCAATGCTTCTGAAATTATTTGCTACAGCAGTCTGTGAAACCTGAAAACCTTTTAGCTGAGCGTCAAGAGCGTTAGATTCAGCCCGAGCAAGCTTGAACTCCTCAGAAGCAATATCAACGCTATTTGCAATTTCTTTCCAAGCGTTTGAATAACCCTTGAGATTATTGATGCTTTGAGTTGAAGCAGTTTGTAATTTTTTTAGTTCCTGTGCTAACTCCCTAAAGTTGACATTTGTTGCATTACTTTGCTGCCCAAGGTTTTTAAGGCTGCCCTGAAGCTTGACAAGTTGCTCACCGCCCTGCTGACGAATCCTTAGAAGCAGCTCAGTAGTCTGGCTCATTTGCTTTTTGTGTTCAGGACGGCAAGGGCTGCCATTTCCATCACCTGTATGCCTTCAAAAATGGCAACAGGATCCTTGACTGAATACAGCTTACAGAGCCATTCCAGACTCGGGTAGTTCAATCCCGTCAAACCCGCCATGCTCGTGTTCCACTGCGTCGTCATTCGCAGAAACATCACTACAGTGTCCCAATTCTCCTCCCACACCTCACACTGCTGTTCTACGGCTTGAAGCTTTGCAGCAGCAATCTGCTCTGGGCTTGCACCCAAAGCCTTGAGATCAGCCTCACGTTCGTCAACGACGCCGCCTTTTGCCCAATACTCAGCGGCGGCTTTTAGTTTTTTGCCGCTGCTCCAGTCAGGCTGTCTGCATACGCCTGAATCAAGGCACGCAGCACATAGGGATCATCACAAAGCTGTTGCTTGTTCTTCTCGGTAAAAGGAATCGGCTTGCCAGCCTCATCGTTGATACCTTCCCAACCAAGCAAAATCTCGTCAACAAGGGCATCATCACCCTTATCGACGAGATCGTTAAAACCGGATCGGCTGATCTTCTTGAAGACTGCTTCAAACGCTTGAGTTTCAAAGCGGTTGCCGTCAACTGGGACTTCAACCTTTACTTCCCACTTGTAGGAAGCAGTCTTCTTGAGGACGAATGCCACGTGGAATCAGGTGAAAACCAGCGAAAGCTCGTTGTTTCCAGCCGTGGTAGGCAGAGCCAAGTACGGCATCGACAGCGAGATAACGCCGTTGGTATCCCCATAGGATACTCCGGTAATATCCGTCTGGGCAGCATTCAGGGTGACGATGTTGCCGCCGGTTGCACCCAACACCAAGCTGGTAGACCCAGTGGCGGTAGCAACAGCCTTGGCAAAGAAGTCAGTGGTGCCAACAGCAGGAGCCTCGATCACCGCAGTACCGCCGGGTGCGCGGTTGGTAATGATCACTTCCTTGTTAGAAGCGGTCTCCTTGTAGATCAGCTCGTTGTTGAGAGCCAGATCAAACGACTCAATACGCGCACTGCTCACACCGTGGAAGGTGGCAGTAGTCATGTTGGTGTCGTTGACCTCAAGCGCTGCAGCTTGGTTGGCAACGGTGAAACTACCGGACAGGGCAGTGCCATCAGGAGCGTTGTAGATGCCGATGAAGTTGAAGCTTGCAACGGCAAACTGACCAGCGGTGAAGTTGAAGGTCACCGAACCACGTGCGCCGGTGATCTTGTGACGGGTGCCGTCGTAGAAGCAGTAGATCGTGGCTGAATCAAAGCTGCTGCTCACGCCTGCGTAGGTAACGCTGGTGGAGGAGACAATGGTTTCAGACAGACCGCAGGATTTCAGCAGCGGACCAAAAGCAGGAGCAGTACCGGCAGTACCAGAACCTGCAAGCTCAACGTCAAAAGTGACGCTCACTCGCTTGTTGGCAACCAAGGTGCCGCGAGTGCTGTTGCCGATGAAGCCTTGATAGGACGCAGCCTGAACATTGTCTGACTCGATAGGAGTCACTTCAAGGTTGGTGACCTGAATTGCGTCGGATCCACCTACAGGACTCGGATCAGTCCCATAGGTTGACTCAATCTTCGCAATCAGAAACTTCTTCCGAGTCAGTGCCATTGTCGGTGGGTGCGGGTGGTTCTGTGATCAGTGTAAGTTTCCCAGTTTTTGGGTCAAACAAGTAACTGCCGCCCGCGCCGGGATTGGGAACTTCCTTTTCGATTTTAGCCATGATGTTAGGCGCTGGTTAGATCAGTTCTACTCGTGCGATAACGCACTAAGTAATCCTGACTGATAATTCCCAAAGGAACATCAGCTTCGTACAGGCTGAAGTCAGTACGGTCGGGTGTCAAGTCAAGAGCTTTGCCATTGCAGGTTTGATCTGCCATCAGCTTCGAGTGAACAAGCTGTGTGTAGGCATCGGAATCATCGTCAGGGACAGCCGCCCTCACCAACGTTGTGATCCGTACCCGCATTGTCCAATCCAGCTTGTCGTAAAAACTGGTATCAACAGGCTGATCGTTGACGGGTTCAATGATGATCGCTGGCACCTCGCCACGCGCCAAAGGTTCAACACGTGAGCGGTAGATCGTTGCAGTTGTGATGGCATCCAGATTGCTCTTCATTCGAGCAAGGATCTGTTCCCGTACGGTGTCAGCCATGATTACGCAGAGGCGACTTGAGCAACCGTGCAGATAATGCCCGGAATACTTGGGCGAGCATAAGGCGTCGTTTGCGCAGCTTCAGCATGAATATATGCATCAACATCTGATGTTGCCCACATCAATTCCAAGTAATCGTTAGCGACAACTGGCAAGACGTAATTCACCGTACCAATAACGTTTCCCGCAATACCGCCATGACTGCTGATAATGCTGAACTTGCTAGTGGTAGCTGGCACATCACCCGTTGCACCGCTGTCGTTCTTTCGCAGCCAAACGTCTATATCGTGGATAGCTGTATCGGTGTTCGAAAATTGAATTGAAAACGTCAAGCTATAAACGCCAGCCTGATCAAATGTGATTCTAGAATCTGCAACAACGCTTATACCGCGATTAGCTGTATCTCTTGAACGCAAAAGAATTGCAGTGGGCGTATCAGCCGTTGCGGTTTGAGAAGTCAAATCCCAAAACGATCCCCAGTAACCGGGAGAACTGAAGTAAGGAAGCTTGCTCCAAGGAGAAACACCATTTCCTACCTTCAAATTGTTGGTATTGGTTTCAATTCCACATTCACCGTTGAGCAAAGTTGGATTCAAGGAAGCCCAGTTGGCTCGTGTGTTGACCTTAAGAATCCCGCTCATGTCACACCTTGCTCAACAACAACTCAGAAAAAATTCCGTCGTCAATTGCGCGATTTTCACGCACGGTGTACGACGAGCCACCGACAGTAATAGAAGTGCCGCGAGAGGCAGAACTCACATCAGAAGTTTTCGCCGTAAGCAAATACTCCCGACTTAGAGCCATACCTCCCGCGATCACATCCACAGGCGAATCCAAAATGCCAACAAAACTTGCACCTGCACCAATTTGGCAAGTAACGCCAAACTCGTCAGTGTTCAAGAAAGCCAGCGTTTCAGAAAGCGCCATCAGGATCAGTTGCCGTACTTCTTGCTGTAAACAAGAGTTGCGCCAAACACGAAAGCAGGAGTAGTACCAGCAATCGTGCCAACAGCACGCACATAACGGCGCACATCGTTGGTGTTGAAGCTGATCTTCTGCAGGGAAGCAGCAGCATCGGTGACTTCAGTGAAGACCTTGCCGCTGATGTCTGCCCAAGCAGAGTTATCAGCCGAATCCTGAAGCTTGACGTTCAGGGTAGGAGTCGTGCCGCTGCCAGCCTCAGAATCAAGGATGACAATGGCTTCGCCTTCAGCATCGTTAGACCCTTGCAGGTCGAAACCGGTGCCGGTAGCAGTGGAGCTACGGGAATCAGCGCCAAGCAGGCTGGCGACGTAGGTCTTAGACCCGAGGTTGTGGATCATTGGTCTTTCTCCGTTTGGGAGCGGGTTTGACAGTTTGAGGCTCCTCTTCAGCCTCGATCACTACTTCCTGAGGTAAAGGAGCAGGCATGGCTTTCTGGATGCCGATCAACAACAAGGCTGATCTTTTGTCAGTTTCGACAATGTCACCAATCTTTACCTCTTTGAGGTCAACGATGGTGTTACGAAGCATCTGAATGCGCATACCCGCTCCTAGTTATCAGGACAGTTTGCAGATGGACTCAGGATGACGGATAGCCACGTCATAGTCCTGCATGGCGACCACACGCACGGTGCCGGAGGCGGAACCGGTGTAGGGATCAACCATGATGTCCAGACCGCTCCAGAAGCCGATCATGATGTCGCTGAAGTTAGCGAACACCGCAGTGTTGTTCGGCATGGAGTTGGACACGTAAGCCGAGTAACCGTTGATGGTGTTGTCGGCTTCGTAAACGAAGATGCCGTTGGTGCCAGAAGCCTTCTCGGTGGTCTTCAGAGTTCCGCGCAGAGCGGAGTTCATCAGATAACCAAGGGTGCCTTGCAGAGCGTTATCGGTGCTGAGGGCAGCTTCAGCGTTCACATAATCAGCGAACGTGGTGTAGCCAGACTCAGTGTTGATGCCGGTAACGTTCAGGAAGCCCAGCGGATAGGAACCGGTGCCGGTGCCGTTGATGGCTTGGTTCTCAACTTCGATAGCAATCTGCTGAGCCAGATCACGACGGACGAGGTTCTCGATGTCGATGCTGGACTGAAGCAGAAGGCGACGGCTGTAATCGGTCAGCGCACCAATGGTGCGAGGCTGCATCGTCACCTGATCAACGGTGAGCTGCGATTCGGTGATGGCACCGGATTCAGCCACGTGATAGGTGGTTGCACCGCCAGATTGACGGGGGATAGCAACCATGCCCTGCAGACCGGTCATGACGTTGGCGCCTGCGGTTTGCAGCACCAGAGCCTTACGGAGCAGATCGATGAAGCTGTCGCTCATCAGATCGGTAGCCACCAGATCACCACCACCGGAAGCAGAGCCGACAGTCAGATCGCGACGACCAAAGCCCAGCACATCGGCGGGGATCAGGATGCCACGAGCTTCCTTGCCAGACTTCTCCTGAGCAGCACGGCTGACTTCGAGTTCGAAACCAGCAGCACGCTGAGCTTCAGCGCTGTTGGGATGAGCCAGAGCGTTGATGGCACGCACGAAGCTGTACTCACGACGCTCTTTGCTGGACATGCCGATTTCGGCGTCCTTAGCGTTGATCGGCTTCTCCTGCACACCCATCTTTTCGAGAAGGGCGGTACGAAGCTCATCAAGGCTGCGGGAGTTAGCGATGAACTCCTGAGCCAGTTCAATGTTCTTGGTACGTTGACCAAGGGCGATCATGTCGGCTGCTTCCTTCGCCTTGGCTTGTACAGCCTCAGCGCGGATAGCCTCAACGTTGAGGTTTTGATCCACGGTAGTAACTCCGTTGAAGGTGTTTTCCACGGCTGACGCCGTATCTACGCCTTTATTATTAAAGGCGCTGCGACCAATGCCAACCGATTGATCAGCAGGCACGGTCACCAAGCTAATCTCAAACGGTTGGAAGTTGGTAGCACGATAAGTCACTGGTGAAGTGGACTCATCGGCTTCCATCGCATTGATCTTGTAGCCGAAGCTGACATTCCGGATGATTCCATCCTTGATCAGCTCCTGCATTTCGCGTCCAAGTTCATTGTTCGCGAGTTTTACACGTGCATAGGCACGCTTGTTCTTGATATATGCCTTTTGAACAACACCAACAATCCGATCTGGATCGTGCTGATAAAGAAGAGGTGCGCCGTCATTGAGGCGGGTCAGATCCATGGATTTTGAATCCATGTTTAATACTTCCATCCCGTAATAACGCTCTACGGGTGCTTCGCTGGCGAATGGAAATTCAAGGGTGCGATCTTCGTCAGCACTGCGGAATTCAGCAGTGAAAGAACGCTTTACAGTTTCGCCTTCAAGGAAGCGCAACGCCGAAATCTTGCGGAGTTCAGAGAACTTATGACCAACCATGGTCTCAGTCTCTTCGTAGTTGCCATCTTGACGGCGATACACGCGAATTAAAGCAGCAGGATCTTCTTCCGATGCATTGATGCTAAACGACGAATCGGGAACGCCAAGCACACCTTCGCGCATTACATGTTCAATTTTTCCGCGTGCAGTGCCACCGCTGGAATCCCATTCGACGAAATCACCAACTTTCAATGCATCAGGTGCAGCACGCTCTTCTTCGCGTTCGCCAGTTGCTTCTTCAAACATCATCGGATCAAAGTCATGATCACTCAGCCACTGACGTGCTTCTGCAGGTGTAAAGCGATCAGCATCAAAGCGGATTGCTTGTAGTTCGCTGGTGCCTTCTTTGATGCCATAAATTGCATCAATACCAGCGCCGAATTCATCATTGACGCGGCGGATGCTGTCGTACTGATCAGGATCAGTCAGGCGTGCAGCATGCTCGTTGGGATAAGGGCGACCTTCTTCGACTGGCTCAACGTCAGGCGCGGAACGCTTCTGCACACCAGTCGGTGCAAAGCCTTTTGCCTCGCGTTTCATGAGTTCCACGAATGCTTTGCTCATCAGTCTATGTCTTCCAATTCAGGTTCTTCTTCATGTTGTACCGGATGTTCGGTGGGTGGTACAGGAGTCGGCTGACTCACGCCGTTGTTTGATACCTGAGAAGGATCAGTATCAAGGACAATGCCAAGTTCATCGGCGACAGCCAGTTCATGCTGCCGTTGACGCATCTGATCCTCAAAATCACCGCCATGTAAAGCGATGACCTGAGAAAGGGTCATGATGCCGCTGCGGATCAGCTCCTTGTAAGCAGCCGCTTCCTTCTGCGGATCAACAAACTGGGCAGCAGGTGCAATCCACTTGGCTTCTTCATAGCGCTGTGGGTTTGACTCAAAGCCGGGCAGATCCAGTACACCAGCCAAGACCGCCATCTCAAGCCAACGTTCGTAGACCTCTTCGCAAAGCGATTCGATCAAATACTGCTGCAGGACCTTGTAGTGCGTGCGGGTTTCAAGCAGCTCTAAGCGCGAAGAGCTGTAATTGCTCTGCGAGAAATCTGAGCTGACCTGCGTATAACTACAGCCAATCCCAGCAGCCACAGCTCGCAGCATTTGCTGGACAAAAGGAGTAAACGCATCATCAGGGCGATTGGGAGTGAAGAATTGCATTTCTTCGCCCGGTGCCAATCGACGGATGCTGCCGGGAGAGAAGTCGAGGACAGACTCCTGATCAAACGTGCCATCTTCAAACAGCTCCTGATCCGGCGTTTTGACGAACGCCATCATGCTGCTGCTGGCACGGGCAGCGACGATCTCCGCTTCTTCGTATCCAGACAAATTACGAAGGCGCATGATTGCCGTAGCAAACGCGCTAACACCACGCGTCTGACCGGGACGATCAAT